AGATTACCGTAAAAAAATAAGAACGAACGAAGTGAGTTCTTAGATGAACGAAGTTCATCTTTAAAAGGAACCCGTAGTTGATAAATGAATAGTTACGGGTTTTCACTGTTTGCCTTTCGTATGGCTGCGTATTTTACTATACGGGCATCAGATATAGCCTTTTTGTGTTCTTCTGATTTTGGCTTTCTCATTCGAAGTTTAGTTGTTTCTGATTTAGCAACACCTAAATATTTCCCAGACAGTGTTGCTGATATTTTAGCTTTGTGTTCTGTTGATTTAGGGCCACTATGTTTACCTAATTGAGCAAGTGATCTTTTCTGAGTATCTATTTTCTTCTCATCATCTGACAATATTGTACGTGGTCTATTTAGTTGTGCTAGTTTCATTGCATCACGTTGCTCAGGTGATCTTTTTTTACCGGTCAATGATTTACTTCTTTTTTCGATTGTGGCGAGTGTATCTTTTCTTCCTTTTCCACTTGCTGATATTTTAGCTTTATGCTCATCGGTCAATGTTCGGCCTGAAATATTAGAAGAATGAATGATACTAAAATCGCGCCTGGCTATTGCATATGTTCTACTACTAGGAGTATATCTATTCTGGTAATCTCTCTTTACATTACACATACCGTTCAACGCATAAATCATTTTATGACAGTCATTCCCTGTCGTAAATTTTGGTAGCAACAAGTGACAAATAAAATGTTCTTTTGCTGTTAATATTACTAAATTTGATTCATCATTACTTCCTCCCAAACTCCGAGGAATGATGTGGTGTTTTTCAGAGTACGTTGAGGTGGAGTTTCTATTTTTTGCAATGGATACGATGTTACTATACCATTTGAAATATTTGTTTTCTATGAACATATAATAATTCCTTATAAGTTGTATTTATCATTATACGTATAAATCTAGGTTGCCGTTCTTCTAAAAAAATGGAAGTTTGGTATTTTTTGTGGTTTCTAAGTTATCTTCAATGATCTTGGTTATGGCTTGTCTTTCATTTATACTCATATTAAGTATATCCTCATAGGATGCACCCCCACGCATATACCAAGCCATCTTCATTGCACCCTTTTTGATAGAGTCACAATCTCTATCTAAATCATCAATCATTTGCTTAATTTCCTCGGGTGCTAGGAAAAGAAGCCTTAGTCGAAAAAATTTGATACGTTTATATTAAATGGTTGCTCGTATTCATGGTTACAATTCATGCATTTCATTTGTAACGGTTTTACTTCAGTTGATTTTCTTAATTCGATGTTTTGGTCTTTAATTTTATTATGTGTATTTTTATCACAACTAGTTAAGAATTCACGTATAAAATCTTTTTCAAACACAATAGCGTCAGGAACTTTTATATATTCAATGGTGTTTATCATAAGATTAATAGTTAACTCATTGATTGAATTCATTATTTCTGAAGTTCTTTTATTTCTTTCCTCAATATTTTCTATATTATCTAAACTGTTCAAAGCCCGTTGTATTTCAAATTGTGCAGTATTTGCATCATTAACTTCTCTATAAGATAATGGTTTAAATTTAACTTGGATATCATCCATTGCTAATGGTTTTTCATAATCACCGGGTTTAAACTCCGCTAGCATACCTGATAGATTTACATCATACTTACTTGTTTCTTTACAAGCATCACAGTAAGATTCAATTTCCATAAGTTGACCACTAGTGGCAATTCGTATCGCAACTAGAATTGGATCTAAATCTAAATTTAATATTTCCCAGGGTTTCTTTATAGCAGGGACACAACTTTTGATAATTTCTGCAATAGCAACACCGTTATATAATGCATCTGGAGTACGACTAGTGATTTCGTCAATTGCAGTCATTGGATATATAGGTAATTCACCGTTCTCAGGGAACTCAATTACACCTTCAGCATAGCCATGCCCTTTACTAGGGAGTGTTAAGTACAATGCTGGTCTACGAAAATATTGTTTGAGAGGGTTGTTTGCTGACATTTTTAATCCTAAAATAATGGGTTTTCCGCATATACTAAATACAATATAGCGACTACTATTTATAATACCTAAAATATGGCAGATATTAATCCTGAGTCAGAAGGTCTTAAAAAAGCACTTCTTAATTTAGCAGACGAACTTGACAAGTCTCGACGCCACACCGGCGACTTTTCTGATGCTCAAAATGAAGCCGCACAAAAAGTTAATAAATCCAGTGAAGATACAAAAGCCGCACTAAAACAATTTGGTGATCAAGTTGGACAATCTGCATTAGCTTTTGGTAAAGCACTAGCAACAGGTGGCGAGGGTACAGGAAAATATGGTGGTGCAGTCGAAGGTGCTGCCAATGCTGTAGGAGATCTTGCCGGTAAGTTGGGTATATTTGGTAGTATAGTCGGCGGTATCATTAAGATATTTGGTGGACTAGCATCTGCTAGTTTAAAGCAAAATGATACGATGATGAAATCATATCGTGACCTATCTGAGATGGGTTCGGTAAGTGGTACATTAGAAAAGGTAATGGACGACTTTCATAAAGTCGGATTAACTAGTGAAGAAGCCGAAAAATTCGGCAATATGCTTAAGAAAGTTGCGCCTGAGTTAGGCGCATTCGGTGGTAGTGTAAGTGCTGGTAAAGATAAGATGGTTGGTGTTATTCAGGGAATGATTGGCCCTGGTAATCAAATTGAAAGAGGCATGGCTCGTATTGGTTACGGTGCTGAAGAAATGCGTGATGCTACAGCAGATTACATTAAAAAACAAACTAATTTAGGTCTATCACAGGGTAAAACAACTGACCAACTAAGAACAGAATCTGTCAAATATATGACCTCGTTGCGTGAGTTACAAGAACTTACCGGTATGCAACGTGATGAAGCGCAGAAGTTAATGGATGAGCAACAAGCAGATGCACGTTGGGCATTGACATTAAAACGTATTGAGGCTGAAGAAGGTGAAGAAGCAGCCAAACGTGCAAGATTTGCAATGGCTGCTTACTCAGCCGAATTTGGAAAATCTGCCGCAACTGATTTAATGGAACAGGTTGCTAACAAGGGAGCTGTTGTAGGGGAAGCAAGTGCAAGAGCGCAACAATCAACATTAGGTGAAGGATACAGAAACTTTAGAAAAGTAGTAGAAGGTCAAAGTGATGCAGGTCATATGATTATTGACACTAGTAATGCTATGGCTAAAAACTATAAAACTTTAGATGGTTCTATTATGGCAGCCGGGCAAGGTCTTAATCAATTGACCGGCGACAATATACAAATGGGCGGTGCGTTCAAAAATGCAGGTAGAACATATGAAGATGTCCAAAAGAGTATAGCAGAAAAAGCAAAGATATCAGGTGATAGATTAGATCAAAATGTAGATATTGAACAAAAGAGCAGACAAATGCGTATTGCCGCAGATAATGCATTGATGGCTACAGGTGATTTAGTTATTGGTGCATTTCAAAGACTTCAAGATATTATGTTTAAATTTGCAAAAACATTAGCACAATTAATGGATTGGGTTAATAAAACCATATTTCGTAAAGAGACAAATTTTGCAGATTCTTTTAAAGACAAAGATGATTTTAAGGGTGATTTAAATGTTGCAACTAATGCTAAACTTGCCGCTGAAGAAAAAGCAGCTAATTTAGAAAAGAACTTAAAAGAAATTGAAGCAGATAAAACCGGTGGTGTACTACGACAAAAAATTAAGGATCTTGAAGAACAGGTAAGAAGTACCAATAGTCAAGAAACAGTAGATGCAAATGGTAATCCTACAGGTATAGTAACCGGTGGTGATCCTATAGCAAATGCTAAAGCAAGAGAAGAATTAGACCAATTAAAACAAATCAAAGAACAAATCTCTATGCGCGGTGGGCATCTGAACATAGAAAAAGTAACACAGATTAGAGAGCAAAAGTTACAAGATTTAAAAGAACAAATTGCTAAAGAAGATTTACGAATACAAAATGCTAAAAAGAATTTAGGTCAGTTTGAGGCTAGTGGAGCAAACGGTCCTATTGCAGGTTCAGCCGGATATATGGCAAAATATAATCCAGGTGGAATGGCTGGCGCTGGTATGGCACAAACTGTTCCTAATGTTAATGCTAGCGGACCTCCTGATTTAGGTAATAAAAAACTTGAAGATATAATTAAGTTTGGTACCGGTACAGGTGATATGAATCACTTTCAAAGTATGGATCCAAACGTTGCTAATGCATTTACTGCAATGGCAAAAGAATACTTTGATAGATTTGGCAAACAGTTACAAATTAATAGTGCATATAGAACACCGGAAGAACAAGCCGCTGTTAATTCAGGAAACAATCCCAAAGCTGCTCCTGGTAAGAGTTTACATAATATAGGTAGAGCATTAGATATTAATAGTGACCAAGTGCAAGCATTATTATCTAGTGGATTGTTACAAAAATATGGATTTCAGCCACTACAAGGTGATCCTCCCCATATTCAATATGGTGCAAGAGATGGTGGTGTATTTGATGGTCCTGATACAGGTTATCCTGTTATGTTGCATGGTAATGAAGCAGTTATACCAATGCCTAACTTGCAAGATTTTACAGATTCTGTTAAAAAAGAAAATTTAGAAACTATTAAAGGAATGGATACAGGTAATAGAGAACCTGTTATTCAACAAATAGATAGTGGTATAAGTTCAGAATTTATGAATTCAATGATGACAATGATGGCAGGTAAATTTGATGAAATGATACGTCATTTGGATAGTAGCCATTCTACACAACAACAAATATTAACCTACACCAAGGCTTAACGATAAATATAAGATATGTCATATAAAAAGCGTTTCCAAGCACCTAATGTATCCGGTACTATGAGTCCTATTTCAGGGGCAAATAGTAATCGCGGAGCATGGAATAATCAAGTTGCCCCTTCTAGTGGATATAACAACACAGATTTTGGATATAAGAACTATCAAAGTCGTTTACCAGAAGTATACACTGGTCACCCAAATCGTATTGAACGTTATAATCAATATGAAATGATGGATGTAGATGCTGAAATTAATGCATGTTTGGATATTATTGCTGAGTTTAGTACACAGAAAAATGATCAAAATAATACACCATTTACTATTAAATTCCATGAAGATCCAACAACACATGAAATAGAATTAGTAAAAAAACAATTACAACAGTGGTGTAAATTGAATGAGTTTGATACTAGAATCTTTAAGATTTTCAGAAACAGTATCAAATATGGAGATCAAGTCTTTATTCGTGATCCAGAAAACTTTAAGTTATATTGGGTAGATATGACTAAGGTTGCTAAAGTTATTGTTAATGAAAGTGAAGGTAAACTCCCAGAACAATATGTTGTAAAAGATATTAACGTTAACTTACAAAATTTAAGTATTGCCGAAAAGACAACCACAGATTTTATGACACCTCAGGGTCCAGGTGGATTTAATACACCATCAAACTATACTGTTCCTACACAGGGTGGTAGTGCAGGTGGAGGTAGTCGTTTTGCTTTGAATATTAACGAATCAGCCATTGATGCTAAACATATAGTTCATTTAAGTTTAACTGAGGGTCTAGATAGATATTGGCCATTTGGACAAAGTATTTTAGAAAATATTTTTAAAGTTTACAAACAAAAAGAGTTATTAGAAGATGCTATTCTAATCTATCGTGTACAACGTGCACCAGAACGTAGAGTGTTTAAGATTGACGTAGGTAACATGCCAAGTCATATGGCTATGGCCTTCGTTGATAGAGTTAAGAATGAAATACATCAAAGACGCATCCCAAGCGTACAAGGTGGTGCAAGTATTATGGATGCAACATATAATCCATTATCGATGAATGAAGATTATTTCTTTCCAGTAACGGCAGATGGAAGAGGCAGTGATGTTACTACATTGCCAGGTGGTGATAATTTAGGTCAGATTGATGATTTACGTTATTTTAATAATAGATTAGCACGTGGTTTACGTGTACCAAGTTCATATTTACCACAAGGTCCTGAGGATAGTCCAACTCCATTAAGTGATGGTCGTGTTGGTACTGCTATGATACAAGAGTTTCGTTTCAATCAATATTGTGAACGTTTACAGAACTATATCAGTAAGAAGTTAAATGAAGAATTCAAATTATTCATGCGCTGGAGAGGTTTCAATATTGATTCAGGATTGTTTGATATTGAATTCAATGTACCGCAAAACTTTGCAAGTTATCGTCAAAGTGAATTAGATACAGCACGTGTAACTGTATTTCAATCTATGGAAGCATTCCCATACATTAGCAAGCGTTTTGCATTACAGCGATTCTTAGGTCTAACCGAAGAAGAAATTGAACAAAATCAAAAGATGTGGTTTGAAGAGCGTGAAGAACCAGAAGATAGTGAAGCATCAGGAAATGATTTACGTAGTATTGGTATTAGTTCAGGTGATTTAGAAACAGATACACAAGCAATGGATGATATTCCTGATAACACCGAAATGAATCCTGCAGATACTGCTATGGGCCCTGCTGTTGCGGCTCCTGCTGATATGAGTGGAGCAATGACCGCCCCGCCAACAGCATAAAAGATAAATAATAGTATGAAATTATTTGAGATGTTTAATAAGCCTGTCCAAGGTTATCAGGATGCTGAACAAGACGGCAGTAGACCTAAATGGAAACAGTTCCGTAAAAGTAAATTAACTCTTAAACAAATACGTAAATTACGTAAAATGAATGATGTTCGAAATTACGAACGAACACAAAATCTAAAGAAAATTCGTAAACAATATACTCCGGCGCCAGCTGAGGGTTCTGCTCCTTCACTATAAAATAGATTATCTAGACTAAAAGTGTTAAAAATACGCACTTATTGTTCGGTTTTCCATTATATGTGCTAAGTAAATATTACAAAGCCATTAATCTATAGGAGAAAAACAATGGACAACAAAAAATTTGAACAACTTATTGATTTAATTATCAATGAAAATGAAGAACAAGCTAAAGCATTGTTCCATGATATCGTAGTTGAAAAAAGCCGCGAAATCTATGAATCAATGATGGATGAAGAAGACGAAGAATTAGAAGAAGCCACAGAAGAAGATGAAGAAGCCATCGATGAATCTATGGAAGAAGGTCATAATGAAGTAGGTGGATTACTAGACGAAATCGATGCCGAAGAACAAGGCATGATGGAAGATGAAGATGAATTCGCTGACATTGAGATGGACGGTGAAGAAGGTGATGAAGAACCAGAAGGTGACTTAGAAGACCGCGTTGTTGACTTAGAAGACAAGTTAGACGAATTAATGGCTGAATTTGAAGAAATGATGGCCGGCGAAGAAGGTGAAGAACACATGGCCGGTGAAGAAGACATGGGTGATGAAGAAGGTTCTGAAGACTTCGGTGACGAAGAAATGTCTGATGAAGAAATGATGGAAGCTGTACAATTACAGAAAGTTTCTGTAACACATGGTGACAATGGTGAAAACACTAAATCAACAGTTTCAGGCGGACCAAAAGTCGGTGGTAATGGTGCTAAAGCAGTTCATATAACTGACGGTAATACATCAGGTGGAACAGTAAAAGCCCCACAAACAATCTCTGGTTCATATAAAAATGCTCCTGGTTCAAAGTTTAGTGAAAAAGGCGAAGCAGCTCCAAAGCCAAAAGCCGGTGACAATGGACAAAACACAAAATCAATCACTAGTGAGTCAAAGAAGACCACTAAGAAGATTGTTAAGTAAGGATACCTGAGATAATGGCTTTGTATCTCAAAGAGCATCTCACGTTCGACCGTGCTAGCATGGAAGTTCTTAGTGAAGGTGAAGGTAGTAAGAAGTCCCTTTATATGAAAGGGATATTCATTCAGGGAGGGGTTAAAAACGCCAATGAGCGAGTTTACCCCGTAACTGAAATTGAATCTGCCGTAAATACTCTAAATGAACAAATTCAAACAGGATATTCAGTTCTAGGTGAAGTAGATCACCCAGATGATTTAAAAATAAATTTGGATCGTGTATCACATATGATTACTACAATGTGGATGGATGGTGCAAATGGATTCGGCAAGTTAAAGATTTTACCAACTCCAATGGGAGAACTAGTTTCTACCATGTTGCAGAGTGGTGTCAAACTAGGTGTATCAAGTCGTGGTAGCGGAAACGTGAATGACATGAATGGCCATGTCAGTGACTTTGAAATTGTCACTGTGGATATTGTTGCTCAACCAAGCGCACCTAATGCGTATCCCAAAGCAATCTATGAAGGTATGATGAATATGCGTCATGGTCATAGAATGTTGGATATTGCAAAAGATGCTCAGGGCGACAAGAAAGTACAGAGATACCTGAAAGATGAAGTGGTTCGTCTTATCAAGGATCTCAAAATAAACAAAGGGGATTAAGCATGTTAGATGCTATCAAACCATTACTTGAAAGTGGATTAATCAACGAAGAAACTAGTGTCGCTATTAATGAGGCATGGGAAACTAAATTGAATGAAGCCAAAGAACAAGTACGTGCAGAATTGAGAGAAGAATTTGCACAACGTTACGAACACGATAAAAACGTAATGGTAGAAGCCCTAGATAAAATGGTTACAGATGGTTTAACAAGTGAAATTGAAGAATTTCAACTTGAAAAACAAGCAATGAACGAAGACCGCGTAAATGCAAAACGTAAATTACATGAAAGTGCAAGCAAATTTAATAATTTTATGGTAACAAAATTATCAGAAGAAATTAAAGAATTACGTGATGAGCGCAAACTACAAATGGAAAATCAAGAAAAGTTAGAACAATTCGTTGTTAAAGCTCTTTCACGTGAGATTAAAGAATTCGCACAAGATAAACAAGCAGTAGTTGAAGCAAAGGTTAAGTTAGTTGCTGAAGGTCGTAAACAACTTGAAACATTGAAGTCACGTTTTGTGACCGAATCTGCTGAAAGATTGAATACAGTTGTAACTAAACATCTAAAGGGTGAAATGAGCCAATTGAAAGAAGATATTAAGACCGCACGTGAAAACGATTTTGGTCG